GCCAGGGGGCGTCGTTCAAAGAGATTTCGAAAGCGCGGACAGCAGAGCCGACGCACGTTGGTTCGGCCCCGTGGGGCTCGCCGAGTGCGTAGCAAACTGCCGCCTCCACGCACATATGCCCAGGCTCCGGTCGGCCTAGGCCGCTACAGAGCCCAACATCAACGACTTCAAGCACTTTGCGAGCAACATCAACCGAAGGGGGTAACATACGATGAGTCTCTAAAAAGGATTTGTTGTGAGAGATGATCTTGTTCATACTTAAACCTTACCACACAAAAGCTAGGTAGTCAAGTCACCTATAAAATAAAAGCGCGAGGGGCCTCAGCTTCTTGGTCAAACGCCATGACGTTGAACTGCTCGTTGCCGATTCGCACCGACACGCCCTCGCTCGCGGGGTTCTGACGCAGGTGGTCAACGGCCGCCGTCACTTCGGGCTTGTCATAGAGGTTCATGTCCACGTTCGGGGTGAGGCGAGCCCACTTCTCGGAACCGGCTCGTTTATAGAGAATCGCGTACTGTTTCATCATTTGATCTCCTTCGTATTAATGCCCACGAGCTTCGAAAGTGCCCCGCGATCCACGGCGAGGCCGGCGATCTGCATGGCTTGCAGAGCATCGTCCAATGCCCGCTGCTCGCGGTAGTCCTTGAGGTCAGCCGTCGTCTTCTCTTGTTCCTCGGCGGTGCCGAGGCGATCCCGTATAATCAGGATCAACTCAGCAGCCGTCAGCGGCACCTGCCGTTCAGGGCAACCGTGGATGATCAACGCACGCAGGGCCGTGCCCGCGATCTTACGGATGATGTCCAGGGCCTCAGTGCTGTCGGCAGTTCCGTACCAAGCCGCCGAAGCCTGCACCAACAACGCATGGACCGACATGAATTGGCCGGCGATAGTGTCGGGCTCCATGCGGCGGGGGAGGGCGTCGAGGTACGCCAACTCATAATCGAGGGCGGCGACGATGGAAGGCGATTCAGAGAGGAGAGCAGTCATGGTTCTTTTAGTTCGTTAGGGTAGGGCTGGCATGGTAAATCTTCAGCGGCGCAGGCGCGACGTGCCGCCGAGGGGAGCCGAACTGGATCATCGCGGCCGACGCCGTCGCCGCGAGCTTCCGCATGATGCCGAGGGTGTGGTGGTCGCCGGCGTTGACGTACCACGCCTGCTCGGCTTCTTGCAGCAAGGCACGCAGAGTGACGAGCTGGCCCGGCACGCTGAGCGGTTGGTGGTCGAGCGTGTTGATGTATTCGATCTCGCTGTCAATCGCACGCAGCGTTTCAGGCGAGTCCGAGAGTAAAGGGGTCATAAACAGCTCGCGAGTAGTCAGCCCAGCGATCATCCGAGCAACGTGAGGAAGGTATGGAGGAAGGTGTTGAACACGAAGAACATGCCAACAGCGGTGAGGCCGGTGCCAATGCAGACACCGCTGACGAGGCCGATCCAGAACTCAGTTGTTTTCATATCGCTCCGTGTTGTAGCCTTCGCTAAAAAGTAGATCAGTCAACGCGAGCCAGGCTTCAATCTCGCCTTCGTACTTCTTGGCTCGTTCTTTGTCGGGGTGCCACTCGGTCCCCGTCCAGTACAGCGGACGGTCCAGCACCTTCTTTGTAACAACACAAGACTTCTTCATCAGTAATCCCTAAAGTGATACCAGTACTGTTCGTGGTTCACGCTGCCATGCCTTGAATCAAGGTGATTAGGCCGCCGAGGCCACCGTGGTAGGGTCGCACATGATCCCTGCCGACCGTCTTGACGGCGATCTGCTGGATCGAGTGACTGACGAAGTCAGTCCAGATGATGATGTCGCCGGAGCATGGAACTCCCTGCTTGGCGAACTTCAACCGGACGTTCTTCGTCTGGCACTTCTTCTTGATGATCTCGGCCTGCTTTGGTAGCGGACCCATTACGGTGATTGAGGACTTCATGCGGCCTTCGGTGGATAAAAGATGGGTTCTTGCCAAGCTGAAGAGGGGTGACGCGGTTGACCGTTTCCTCCCTAAACAGGTTTACACACGTCAGATAGTGTTTGGTGCGTCCAATAATCAGATAAGCATGCCCACCGTCTCGTTTGTGCTTCAGGGTTTGAACGATTAAAGCGTTTCCAGCGATTAGTTCGTTGTCGATCTTCTCGATGCTTGGCTGACGCACCCGCTTAAACCCGGCCGCAGTTGCCTACGGCCGGGTTCGTTAGGGTTAGCGGCCGTTGAGGCTGAGCCGCGCGGCCGTAAGGATGGCCGCCTCAAGCGTCGAGACGCCCTCGGTGATGGCCGCCTCGTTCGCCAAGCGACGAATGAGTTCCTGCGTCGGGTAATACGGGTTCGTGGCCGGGGTCGAGCCCGCCGTAATCCCCGTAGACGTACCTTGCACAGGCAAACCGCTGATGACGCCAAGGACGGTCAGCGCGGCCAAGGCCGTGCGGGCCGACTGCCCATCCGTCGTAACCGTCACAACCGGAGTCGCTACACCCACACCCCCATCGGTGAGGGCTTCATCCGTGACGGTCACGGCCACGTTCTTCGATGCAACGCTATCACCGCTGAACGTCAACACCACAGCGGCCGCATTAATCGGCCCGCCGCTCGCAACAATGTCACCAGCCGTATAGCCGGTGACGACACCGTCGCCCGCCGTATCAATCGCGCTTTGGATAGCCGCAGCGTTACCGTTGAAGGCGATACCCGCCGTCTCAAACGTCTCGCCGTTCGGCATCACGACCGTAATCGCGAAGTCGCCGCCGTCGATCAGCGCGTTCTCGGCAATCGAGACGACTTCGTCGCGGGCGGTATAGCCGGAGGGGTAGTCGATGCTGAGGCGGCTACGAGCCGCCTCCAAGTCTTTAGCCACTGCACGTTGGAAACCAACGGCAGGCGGAACGGCGTCAATCGTGACGACGCTGGCCACCAGATCGGTGTAAACACTCATTGGGATACTCCCAGGTTTTGGAGGGCGGCGACCACAGCGGTCGCCGTAATCAGATCAGGCATAACGACGGGCTCCCGGCCGGGAGCGAAGATCGCCAGAACGGGGACCGAGTCGTAGCCAAGCTTCGTCAGAAGTTCGGCAGCGGCCGGGTTGTTCGCCACGTCGGCGTACACGGGGGTCACGCCGGTAAGGTCCAGCGTGTTGAGGATCGCTTTGTTCATGTCGCAGGTGAGGCACAGCGGGGCGCTGAACTGCACCAACACCACCTGGCCCGACTGCAAGACGGCGGGGTCATAGTCCTGCCACTTCGTGGCCGACGGCTCCATGAAGAAGGGGGCGATAGCGAGGATCGCCACCCACCACACACGCGGGAAGCAGCACGCGAAGGCGAGCAGCAGCAGAAGGATCAGCGTGGGGAAGAGCCAGGCGTTCGAGACGCCGGTCAGCAGCCAGAGCGCGGTCGCGATCATGCCGAAGCCGGCGACTCGCTTCACGGTGTCCATCCACGCGCCCGGCTTGGGGAGCGGGATCGGCAGCAGGTAGGGCGTCGTCATCCCCAGGCCCACGGACATAAAGATCGCGAACGTCGACCAGGGGGACTGCGTGAGGGTCGAGGCGAACACCGGGGCGAGGAATGGGCCGGAGCAGCCCGTGCCAACGAGGGTCGCCAGGACGCCCTGGCTGAAGGCGCTCGAACGATGGCGGAATCCCAGGGCCGGGACTTCCCAGGCTCCCAGGTACGCGAGCCCGCAGATGAACGTCACGGCAGTGAGCCCGACGATGAACGGCTGCGACTGCATGTGCTGGCCCCAGCCGAGGCCGAGGATCGCAGCGAGCCCGCCGAGGGCGGCGAAGACGGTCAGCATGCCGGCGGCGAACCAGTCCCGGTCCTTCGACATCGCCTTGAGGGCGAGCGTCGGGAGAATACAGGGCATCAGGTTCAGCAGTAGGCCGCCGAGGTAAGCGAGAAGTAGATTCATTGTGCATTCTTCAGTTGTTCTTCCGCCCATTCCGTGAGGAACTTGTGGCGGATCGGGCTCGCGCCCAGGTTGATCGCGGCGCGGCTACCACTCGCCGTTTTGACATGCAGCCAGATCGTCTCGCTGTGCTCCGACAACTCGACTTCGGCTCGGACCTTGACCCGTTTCACAGGGCCGGTGTTTCTTGCAATGCTCATTAGCCGTGGTCCTTCTCCACCCAGATCGAGTCGGCGATGCCCCACTCGATCGCGTCATCAGCGGTGAAGTAATAGTCGGGCTTCGCGTTGAGTCGCTTCCAGAAGCTCACAGGCTTCGTCGTATGATCGGCCATAAGCGTGATCCAAAGGTCATCCATGTTCTGTTCGTGCTTTAGGGCGACAACGGCGTCACGCAGCTTACCCCCCTCGACTCCAGTGGAGGCCTCGTGGTACATGAAGATAGCGTGCGGGCTCACCCAGCGTTCGCCCTTCTGGCCAGCAGCGAGAAGCAGCGGGGCGGCGGATATGCACTTCCCATACGCGAACGTGTGGACAGGGCACTTCACCGTCTGGATGATGTCGTAGAGCGCGATCGCTTCGCAGACTTCGCCGCCGTTCGACGAAATGAACATTTCGCAGGGCGACTTCGGATTGTCCGTTTCCATCAGGTACAGACCCTTCACGATGTTCGTCACCGTGGTGTCGTCGATGTCCCCAACGAAGAGACGCCGATTCTGAAGGTCAATACCGCGATCGAAGTACGAATCAAGATGTTCTTTGTCGAACGGCATTACTTGCTCTCGAAGGTGAAGCCTCGGAACTCCGGTTGATTCTTCCGGGACAAAGTCCCGTGGAAGAACGCCTTCTGCTCGGCGAGAGTAAGCGGGGCCGGTTTGGTAGGTTTCTATTGCATACTAGGGTGACACGACGACGATCGTGTTTGCGGCACACAAAAGAAAAGACCCCAAGGAAATCCTTGGGTCTTGAGGTCCAATTATGGTGGTGGAGAGTGGCCCGTTACTTCACGAACGGGTTGATGATCTCGACGGGCTGTTCGGGGTTCGGGTTGTAGGCCGAGTTGTTGCCCGAATTGCCGTTGCCGTAGTAGCGAGGCGGGGAGTAGGACGGCTGGTAGTAGACGATGTCCCGTTGGCGATATCTCGACCCGCCGTAGAAGATCACCGCCTGCGAGCCACGGAAGCAGTTCGGTCGCGGGGCGACTTGCCTCATGGGGGTGACGGCGGCGAGGGCCGGAGAAGAGACGAACAAGGCGAGGGTGATGAGGAGAGTTTTACGCATGTGGAGTTCTCAGAGTTGTGGGATTACTAGGCACAGTAGGGGATACGCACCGCCCGCTTCGTGGCACGGCGTTCCAGGCGTCGCCGCGCGTCGATGACCTCGTCGCCGACGGCGGCCCGGAGCTTCGGGAGCAGCATCTTCAGCCGTCGAAGCACCGTGCTACGGTCGATTCCGAGTGCTTTGACCAGTTCCCTCGGCGACAGCCCATCGACGAGCAATAGAACCAGGGTATCGCGGAACTTGGGCTCCAAGGTGTCGACATAGGTCCAGAACGCATCAATCAACTCTTCGCGGTTGGCACCAAATTCGGGGCTCTGCTCGCGAGTCAGAAGCGTTACTTCCAGGCTATCACCGTGGTTGCCACCCTCAATCCCCATTTCATCAGTACGCATTGGGTGGCTATTGGTGGCGGTTTGTCCAGGGCAAAAGAAGTCCGTTTCGGTGGCGGGCCGACGGAAGCGGTCACGCTTCTCATTGCGGGCGCGGTTATCGGCGAGCCAGTTCATCCATCCTACAACGTCGTGCCGGGCGGGGTCAAACTTATGGGCCTGCTGCATCAGCGACATGAAGACGTTTTGGACGATGTCCTCGGCAGCGGTCGTCATCTTATACAGCGCCCTACACATGCGGTTCTTCAACCGTTGCTGGTGCCGGCGGGCCAGTTCGTCAAACGCTTCGCGGCCCTCCCCTTGGGGACAATCCCGATAGAGGGTATAAAGCGCATTGTCGTCAAGCGAAGAAACCATCGGGTACCGCCATGGTAAGTCAGATTAGAAAGAGATAAGTTGCAAGGCTCGTTAGATTCATTACCTAACTTAACAATAATATGCTTTTGGTCAGAATCAAGCCACGCTGGTCGATTTTTGTACTAATTATGGTCGATTTTTGACCAGAATCAAATCACACAACTCGACCATACCTTGCACACAGAGGGTTACACGGTGCGGGAGCGTTGTGGTGCATAGAGTCATATTTAATTTCAGCGATTTTCGACCACTGGGTGGGATTACACGGGTGGGGCGGTTATAACGGTTGTAACGGTTGTAACGGTTGTGAGGGTGCACGAACTATGCACAACCAGCGTCTTCTCATGTAGATTGATCATCGTGGTCCTCCTTGTATTTGCCACGCCGCGCTTCGTACCACTCGACAGGGTCGTGGCCGGGGCGTTGGATAAGGATGTCGTAAATTTCCTTCTCGTGGAAACAGGTGTACTTACCGAGCAGACGGAAGGCGGCGTCAACGCCAACATCCATCATGCGAGCGTCGGGTAGCATCGCCTCGATCGTCTCAGTGCGTTGATCGTGGACGTGGCCGAAGCAGTGCATCGCTCCGTAGTGACTCGCGGGCCAGTACAGCGTGGGGTAGTGACTGAAGAAGCAGCGGTGCCCGTTCAGCTTCCCGTCGTAATACTGATAGAGATTCTGGCGGAACTTACCGAACGCTCGCTCACTCTTAGGCCAGTTGTCGTGGTTCCCTACGCACAGGATCGCGTTGCATCGCAGTCGGCCACGCCAATAGACCGGGTCGCGGAAGCTGAAGTCGCCGACGATGATCAGCCGATCGACTCGCTTCACGCGCGAGTTGACCTGCGCCACGATCTCGCGGGACATTTCCGCAGTGTCCGCGAACGGCCGCCCGACGGTGTTACCACCATCGCGGTCCATGTGCGGATCGGCCATGACGTAGGTTTCGCTCATGCTCGGTAAGTCCTCGACCACGCTCCGTATCGCTTGTTGATCGCCTTCAGCCACTTCGCCATCGTGCCATTCCGCTTGATGACTCGCTTGTGGGTCGGCCCTGCCAGCTTCGCCGCTCTTGCTGGCTCAATCACGCCATTGACGCCGATCGAGAAGCCCGTGCTGAACCCGGCGGCGCGAAACTCCGCAGTCAGCCTGATGAACTCAGGCGGGAGCTTCTTCTTGCGTTGCAATCGAACAATGTCAGTCATCGAACGGGCTCACGACTTTCGTTTTGCGGCCCGTGTGGTAGCCGTCCATGAACGCCCGACGAGAGCGGTCGCGGTAGCCCACCCAGTAACCGAGCGGCACCATCACCACGCAGGCGATAGTGACGACGGCAGCCTCGAATTGCCAAAGGGGAATCTCGATCATGAAAGTTACTCATAAAAGTATTTCATAGCTTGCATCCAATGAACTCGCCATTGGCCCGCACGATGACGTGGTCGTAACCTGGTGGCTGCGCGTGTTCGGTAAACTCGTAGGTGTTGTGCATACCTGGGTGACACGACGGCAAGGCCGATTGAGGCACCAATAAAAAGAAAAGCGGCGGCATGGGATGAACCATGCCGCCGCTTGTTGGGTTTGGGAGTGTTGTTTCGTTGATGCCTATTTGATGGGCGTCGGCTCGTCACGAAGCATCAAGAAGGGGTACTTCTTGGCGTTAGTCGCGTTCGGGCCGCCGGCAAACTCAACTCCGGCGTCTTCAATCGGCAGCTTGGCCAACTCTTCAGCCGAGGGGACCGGGATGCTTTCATCCATAGCCCATTCGACCTTGGCTTCTTGAGCCCACGTCCGCAGCCGCCGGACAGGCACAATGAAGTTAAAGGTGTCGCCGGCCCCACGGACCAACATCCCCATGTATTGACCGTCGGCCTTGAGGAACACACCGCCGCCAGAACTTCCAGGGAACGCCGTCACCGTGGTCTGATCGAACACGATTCCGTTGGCACCGAGGTCCAGCACGCGGCCCACCTGCGAGACGACGCCCGTCGTGAGACTATTGGCACCGAACTGGCCGAGCAAACTACCGACGTGGTAAAGCTCCGTTCCGATCTCAGGAATCTCGCCCGTGTAGAACTTGACCGTGGCGGGGCTGAAGTTCTTCTTGCGGACTTCCAACAACGCGAGGTCGTTCCCCTGATCGGCGTCACTGTAGCGCAAGACACGCGCTTCCATCTTCTGTTCACCGATGCGGCGTCCGTCTTCACGGAACTCCTGCACGATTTGAGCGTCAGAGAACTCGACGACGACCTTCGGCGAGCCGTTGATGATAACCGTGCGGGTCTTCCGCAAACCGTCGACGACGTGCCCGGCAGTCCAGACGTAGGACGTGTCGCCACGCTTGAACAGAACTCCCGAACCTTGCCCGCTGCCGGCCTTGATCGTCACGCTGACATCTTGTAGTTGTTGGACGAGCGGGTCCGCAGCTTGAACATTAGTGGCGACCATCAAAGCGATGGCCAACAAGAAACTTCGCATATGTAACTCCGAGGTGAAAAGAGGGAACTATGGTTTGAAATAAATACCGAACTTGCCGGGCCGAGCGGAGGTGCTTCAGGCTTGGGGCGTACTCTTTGGCTTTCGCTTGGTAGGCTTGGGTCGCTTGATGGTAGATTTGCCGGTGGTCCGCTTCGATGTAGTCCGGGCGGCCTTCGTAGTCTGGGTACTCGGCGAAGTTTTGTCGGGGTCGTTTTGGTCGCTTGTACATTCGTCTTCTTCCTCGCGGCTCGCCACCTTTGAGTAGGGCGAGATCATTCGCAGGAGCTTCGGGTCTGCTTGCGGGCGAGCCCACAGCGGCAGGTAGAGCAACACGTTGCCGAGGCCACGTCGCCCACGACGGTCAAGGGTATCCAGCCGCGACTTGCGGTTGCCAGACGCCTCGCCAAGGGCGATGAACGCCGCCCAAATCTTGCGATTAAACTCACAGGCCTCGACCGCCTTCGCGAGGGTCTTGTAGCCGCGACGGTGCCAGGCGAACTCCCATCGCTTGTCGACGGTGCGAACGCAGGCGTAGAAGCGGCGTGGAATACCGCGAGTCTTCGTCTTGGTGATGCGATAGCCGAGGTTCTCGACATCGCGCCACGATCCGCGTTGCTTCTTAAATTCCATATCGTCTGCACCGTTGGAGAACAAAGCCAACTACAAGACCAGCAAGACCAGCAGCGACGACCGACATTAGTGACCTCGTCCCCGCTTCGCGCGGGGGTGCATCGGGGAGTAGTGGTTGTGGAAGGGAGTCGGTTTGTAGACCTGCTGCAACTTGTTCTTCTTGCAGGCCGGGCACTTCTTCGGCGGGCCATCCGCCATCGGAGCTTCGGCCTCGTAGGCGTGGCCGCAGCCCTCGCATTTCATGTCGTACAAGGCCATTACTTGCTCGCAACAACGATGGTGTTCTTGATGTTCTTGACCGTGATGCGACGGCCAATGGCGTTGTAGCCCTTGATCTCGTCAGCGCTGACCGCCGTGACCGTGATCTTGGTCAGCCACATCTGCGACCCACGTCGGACGGGGTAAACGAGTTGGGAGGCGGCCTTGATCTCAGTGCCGATGAAGTCGGTAATAGGGTCCATGATTACTCTCTAAGGGATTAGCTACACTAGGGTGACACGCTGCAAATGGTTTTTGGGGCGTCACGCCGCCCAAGAAAACCGCTCTACTTTCAAGTCATGTTCTTTGGCGATCTGGGCGCAATAACCGGAGTCGAGTTCGACCGATGTAATCGGCCTATCCGTTACAGCCCGCAGGACCGTACCAGTGCCGGAGAAGATGTCCGCCACAGGCTCGCTGGGCAAAGTCGAGAAGTTGACCATCCGGCGGATCATGTCCTCCCGGAGTTGCGTAGGGTGCCAGGCGCGGCGTTCCTTGCAGTTCCCGGTGATCCGGGGGAACTCGGTCCACACGTCCAGCGGCACGCGCCCGCCAGGCTTCGCTCGCTTGTCGCCGTTTAGTTCACGCCAGGACGGCACCTTGATGGCGTCGGGGTACAGCTTCGCGGTCTTGTGCTTCAGGCGGACGATGGGGCGATGACCGTTGCCGCAGTCCCGCTTGTTGTTCTGGCCAAAGGTGAAGCTCTGGATGAAGGGCTTCGCTTCATAATCCGGGAAGTCGAGCAGCAAGTCCCCCACGAGCGACCCCATCATGAAGGTCCACTTCGCGTTGTAGCTGACCCACGCGATGTCGGCGTGTTCCACGAACAAACGAAGACTGGTGAAGAGAAATCGACGATAACTATCGTCGCTCATGCGGTCTTTGAAGGTGTCATAGCCCAGGCCGATGTTGTCTGGCGGGTCCGCGACCAAACACTTGAAGCGACCGAGGGCGGGCAATACGTCGAAGTGGCTGCCATTGATTAGACGATTCATGGTCATTTCGACGCCCTGATCTTGTTTTGGGAGCGTTGCATTTCACTGTGGTACGATCCCGCCTGTACAGCCATCGCGTCCCGGATGTCTTGTCGCCGGCCGCCACGGTCGATCAACTCAATCGCGAGGCAGACGCCCGCGACCCTACCCTCATAGGCGTAGAAGCGGTTGTAGTGCTTTTGCAACAACGCGAGCTTCAAGGTTTCACCCTGAAGGGCGGCGGAAGTTTGTGCAATAACGGCGGCAATCTTGATCGCCGCAACGTGATAGTTAGGCGTGTCCATCAGGATGTCGAAGATTTGCTTTTCAATTTCGTTCATTGGATTTCCTGGTAATGGGACAGCGCCTCGTGCGGGCAGTCTCGGTATTTGAGGAAGTGACCCTGAATGGCGGCCATGCTCACGTCGCCGGTCACCACGTCGGCGAATCCCTTGGCGAGGAACGCATGATCCGGGTAGAACCGCAGGAACATGCGTTCCTTCTGCGTCAACTCCGGGTACCCGATGAACACCTTCATGTCACAACGACCCGGACGGACCAGGGCTGGGTCAAGCCGTTCCGGGAAGTTGCTGGTCATGAACAGAATGGTGCCCTCGCTCGCGGCCACGCCGTCCAGAGCGTTGAGCAGGCCCGAGAACGTGAGCTTGTTTTCCTTGTCCTCGGTGGCCTCGCGTTGATGGAAGTCACAGTCCACGTCCTCGATCAGCACGAGCGAGTTCTGAGGGACGTTCGACAGCAGCTTCCGCAGTTCCTTGTCATTCAGATTCGGGTCGCTCAAGCTGAGCATGCAGATGTCCAGGCCCAGATGGGACGCGATCGCGAACACGATCGACGACTTGCCCGATCCCGGCGGACCATGCAGCAGGTAGCCACGGCGGTAGGGAATCCCTCGATCCGTGTACCACTTATGCGACTCGCGGAACTTCGCAACGTCGCCGATCAGGTTCTCAGCCACTCCGTCCGCCAGAATCACGGATTCGAGCGGACGAGGACGGCGGCGAACCGCGTCATCCCAAGCGCCATACTCGGGCGTCATCACTTCCACCCGTTCTTCGTCCGGCGGGGTCGCGACATCGCGAGCCTCGTGAAGCAGATGGATGACGGAATCGCGGTTACGGGTGAGAATCTTGATGATGAACGTCTCGCGTTCAACCGGCGTCTGCGTCTGACCCCCCGTGGTCGTCGTTTCCTTGCGGTCACGATTCACGATCAGGAAGTAGCCCTTCCAGAACAGCCAGTGGACGCCAGGGGCGGGCGACAGGATGATGTGCGGGCGATCATTGCGGCCTTTCCGTTCCGTCCGCACGGTCAACCAGCGGGCTCGATTGCGGGTGTACGGCTGTGCAGCCAGCCACTCTTCGACCCACTCGAAGGCACGATCCTTGATCGTGATCTCGAACTCCATGAACAACCGTTGGACGGACCAGTTGTAAATGCGGGCCGGATAGGATCGCAGACCCGCGATGATGCCGCCCATTGCACCGACCAACGCAACGCCGCTGAAGACGTTATTGTTCTGCAACTGGTCCTGAAGGAACGTCCACACTTGATCGAACATCTAACACCGCCGGTCGAAGAGATAATGTGATAACAGGGATAAGGTCGTCGTCAGTGGCTTCGTCGGTCTGGTAGTCCAGACTGACGCTCACCACGCCGTCGCCGGCCACACTGGCCATCCTGAAGAGTTCTTCAAAGATGTTCGCCAGGCTGGGACCAGAGAGAGGGGCAGCTTTAAGCCGCCCCATCGCGCTCGGGCATAACTTCATAGATCGTGATTCCGATAGGCAGGCGGCCCTTGTTGATGCCCAGGTTCGCCTTGATTTGAGCGCGGGCCTCGCTCCGGGTGTGTGCCTCAACCACGCCGCCGATCAACACGTTGCCCGGAATGTCCCAGAGCCACCGCTTCTTCGGGGTGTACTTGACAAGGCCCTTCGCGAGGAGCGCCTTCTTCATGCGACGGGTCCACAGTTTCGCGAACTGCTCTCGCGTCATCCGTCGCTGGGGCAGCGTGATCGAGTCCATGTAATCAACTCGGGTCTGACGAATACTCATTTGATGTCCTTCCTAAAGATGTAGCCGTCCTCGGGTTGGCCGAAGTTGAGGAACTGGTTGGGCTTGATGCCCATTCCTCGGAAGCCGAGCTTCGCCAGCCAACCAGCCATTTCGAGGCCGAGCGATTCGGGGATGATGGTTTCGATATAAGTTGCACCGGCGTACATCGACGCCGTCACAACTTCGTCAAGCAGTTGGCGGGAGACGCCGCGCTTGCGGAACGTAGGACGCACGCCGAGCTTGTGCAGCACGACCATTCCGCCCACGATCTCAAAGACGACCATGCCGATCGGCGTCTTGCGGAGCGTGGCCACGCCGATGCTATAGGACGGCGTTTGCCACTTCTCTTCATCCCACGGGTAGTCGAAGCACTTCACGTCGATGTCAGTGACATACGTGAAGTCCTCGGCGGTCGCGGGTCGAACTTCAAAGACCATTTACTTCCCTCGGAACGCAGGACGGACACACTCCGCAAAAAAGTTCTCGCGCGAGCTTCCGTCGGTTTGCAGGCCAACCGACTCGTCTTCCAACGCCAAGAGACGCTGGTCGTTCTCTTCCTTCGTGAGGAAGTGCAGCGGGTGACCGCTGGTGATCCGCTGCCACGCCGTCGTGAACCGCTTGACCAGCAAGTCCTGGTAAGGCTTGCGGACCCGTCGGCGGTACTCAGCGAAGCGGAGGAACGGCCGACGGTTCGGGATAGGCTTCGCGACGACCTGGTGAACCGACAGGATCACGTTCTCGTCGCCAATCTTCTCGCCGAGCGACCAGCCGTACAGCGAAAGCTGGTCGGCCCACGACTCGGAAATGTCTTCCATGTAATTCGCGTCGACCGTGAGTTCGCCCAGGTCCAACGCCGTGAACAGCGCGTGGGCGATCTTGTCCTTCTTGTTCGGCTTGGGCGGCAGTTCCCCGTCGCCCACAAGTTGGTAGCCCTTGGTCGGGCTCGTGGCACTGTTCGAGCAATACCCGTTCACCTTCCAGTCGTGGACGACGTGGATCGGGCCGGGGAGGACGAAGCGGCAGTCGGGCTTGCCAGTGAACGGCACGCCGTTGATGTCGCAGTCCACCGTGAACTCGAACCGGGGCGGCACGATCGACCGCTTCAGTTGGTTCAGCAGCGTGTCATACGCTCCCGAGTACTTGTAGCAATCGAAGACGTACAGACCCTCGTCCTTGACCCAGTCGCGGTTGTGGGGCTCGACCTGTGCCTCGAAAAGAGCCTCGAAGGAATACTCAGCGTCGGCACCTTCGCCGAAGAGCGCGGCATGCAGCATGCTCTTGGCTTTGGCGTCGAAGCAGGAGCCGACAGACGCCGGCCGCTCTTGCGGCTGGCGCGGAGCCCGCGTCTCGGTCAGATACTTGACCGCGTATTCTTCGGGGTCTTTCTCGAACAGGGCAAAGGCCGAGTACGAAAATCGGGTGGGGCTTCTCATCGAAGGTCCTTAGTCTCGCGGAGGAAATCGAAGATGGTCATCTCACCCATGACGACCACGCCATCGGTGAACTCAAAGCGGACGCCGCCATCTTCGCCGCCGGCGGGCGTAACTTGACGGAGTTTGGTGATGTCGTATTTCATGGTTAGGTCGTCTTGGGGTAGCGAAGTCCGCGATCCATAAAATGGTCCTCGTACTTCTCGTAACGGAACGTGGCCGCAGCAACGCGGGTGACTTGTTCGGGCACGAAGGGCTTGCAGGAGTACACGTCGAGCGTCGCGAAGTGCGTCGGTTCAATCGAGTGAATGCTGATCCCGCTTTGGATCAAGGGAATCCATCCCGACACACCGGCCTTGTCGGGGTAGAGTTCTTCACCCTTGAGCGTTGGAGCATGAATCACGAGCGGGGCAGACATCTTGTCCATCCCGAGGGACTCGACGAGGCGTTCGAGGAATCGGTAGTGCAATTCCAGGTCGTCGCAAGTGCCGGCAGCACACTCGTACATGTCGAGGATATACGAGTAGCCAAACTTGTTGTCCGTCTCTGGCTCAGTTACTCCGACTTCACCGGGGAAGTTGAAGTAGGCAAGCACTCCGAAGTATTGAAGTGCCGCCTTGTCGTAGGCTCGGGCAGCGTCTTCGGCAGTCTCGAAGTATCCGAGGAAGAGATTCTTTTGCTGAACCCGGATATTTGCGCGGTAGGGTTTGGCGTTCAGATCATCACGCTTGATCACGCCGCGATAGCCGAATGGTTTCATTAGTTGGTAGCCTCGAAGAGTTCGTATTTGGGCATGTGTTTCTTCAGGAAGTCCTGCGGCGGGTGGCCGAACGATCGCGGCGGACCAACGCGGTCCTTCCGCCCCGCATTACAGCCCCAGACAACCAGCGCGAGCTGACCATCAGCATTGAAGATCGGGCCGCCGGAGTCGCCCGAGCGGGCGATCAGATCAAGCTCGAACTCATGGCAACCGTCGCCGGCGAGGTACTGACTCGTGACCTCGCCGCTAACGCACCGCCAGGTGCCGGGCCACGGCGGGCAGGTTCCGTAGCCGCAGAGCTTCAGCGTGTCGCCGACGGCCGGCACGGGACCAACACCCACGCCAGCCACCGGCACGTCGCGGTCGAGCTTCAGCAAGACCATGTCACGCAGGTCGTCGCGGGCCACGATCGTGGCGCGAGCCTTGGCGACCTCCCCGTCGATGTCGAAGTGGACCCAAATCAGGTCAGCTCCGTCGTCGAAGATGTGGCGGCAGGTGATGACATGGTTGTCGCGGAGCAGCACTCCGGTCCCCATGTCGCTGAACTTGTCATGCTCGGCCACCACGCGGCACGTCGGACCTTCAGCGAAGGCAGACGTGGCGAGCAGCAGCGTAAGAATCAATGCACGAATCATTCGTCGTCTCGCTTTCGGAAGTAGCGAGCTTCTTTCGGGATGCCATCATCCGAAAGCTCGCGGAACAGGAAGGTGATCTTCTGGCCAACCTTGAAGTGCTTGCCTTGGGTGGCGGGAGGCATGTTCTCGCCGGGGTTGGCGGCGGCATACGTCGACATCGCAGGCGTGGCGAACTCACGCTCTTCGTCAGTGAGGCCGCTGAGTTCGAGACGCTTGCCCTGGTAGTCCAGGATCAAGGCCCCAATCTTGCCCAGGTGCTTCGAGCCCTTGCCCGTCTCCCGACCGCTGGTGAACCCAACGAGCGTGCCTTCGTCGTCATCGAACGGCTTGTACTTCAGCAGCGAGCTGACCCGCTTCGGAGTCCACGGCGACGACGGGTGACGCAGGACGAGGCCCTCGCCGCCCAGGGCGATGATCTTGTTCAGTTCAATCTCGACCGCAGCAGCGGCCTCGTCGTGGTCCTCGGGGAGCTTCACTTGACGGTGCATGAAGACGAAGTCTTCGAGGCCATCCAGGTCGCGTTGCAGGGCGGCAAGTTCATGGAAGAACAGGGCGTCCTCGGCGAGCGTGAACAGCTCGATCCCCGCCTCACGCTGCCGACCTTCGACCCAGGCTACGCAGTGGGCGTAGCTGAAGGTCGCGTGGAAGTTGGCGTTCTTGATCTCGCCGTCATTGAACAGCCCCGTGACCGGCGGCATGCCATAGACGGCAAACTTGATCTGGTCGAACCGGGGGTCGGGATCATCACCGCCGCAGATCGAGCGGCAGAGTTGGAACTTCCCTCGGCCAGCCCAAAGCTCACCATCCAGCGGGATGCACGGCAGCTTGTTCAAGAACCAGTCGGGAGCCATGATCGGGTTCCCGTAGCGGCTCCACAGCCCCGTCGCGACGGGCTTGATCTTGTCCTTGTACTTCCCCGTCTTGGGGTTAATGAGCGAGGCCCAGGGGACGTTGTCAGTCGGGCAACCCCGACTGATCCCGCCGTCCCAGAGGCAACGAGTGCCATCTAGTTTTTCGCTCAGGAACCATCCGCCGACTTTGTCTTTGCCGGGGCGGTACTTGTTGGCGAGTTGAAGGAACTCTCGGCGGTTGGATTGTTTTCTCGGCATACTAGGGTTACACATGGCCAGCCGATCCGGGGGCGCTAAATCACTTCTTCGGGGCGAGTTTTCTTCGCGGGCCTGGCCGGTTGTTCCAACGTGAGGTTCTCAGGCATGGGCAGACCCATGTCCTCAATGAACTGCTCAAGCTGTTGGACACGGATGGCTCGCTCCCTCGCCATATCCATCGCCGTCTCCGACAACAACTGGAAGTGCTTCAACGCACCAACGACGCCGTTGGCGAGGCATTGCGCCTCATGCGTCACAGCGGTGTTATCCACCGCTTGGTTGGCGAAATAGACGTTCGCCGAGCTAACGACGAGGACGAGGCCGATGGGGATGAGGCCGACGGGGATGTTCTGGATCAAGCTGCACTCCGGTTGAGTTCCTGATAGCGGCGGATTTCCGCTTGCAGGTGGGCCATGGTGTTGGTGGCGTGGAGGGTGTTCCACGGACGGGGGACGAGGATCGCGTTGCCGCCCCAGGCCCGAAACTTGTCGACGTTGGCGTCCGAGTCGTCGATCAGCAGGGCGTCGGGGTGGGCACAGAACTGCTTGCACGGGCCAACAAGGTACTGACGGTGCAGCCACGGCGGCAGGACGCGGACGATCCATTCGAGCTTGCCGGCGAGGCAGTCGGGGTCTTTCGTGGGGCCGGTCAGCAGGCAGATGCCTTCCTGGCCGACGAGTTCCACGCACCGAGGCAGCAGCCAGTCATGCTCGGCCGACTTTGGGGCCGAGGACCAGAAGGTCCGGGGGATCATGGACCAGAACGACGGCACCGTGAAGCGGGGCGTGCCCAGGATGTCATTGGCCGTGGTGACGATGTCATACCCGTTCTTCACGGGGTACTTATCGTAGAAGTTCACGTAGTCGAACGGGATGCCGAGCCACTGCAACGCATATTGCGTGCATTCGTTCATCACGTCGTCGATGTCGAGAAGGATACGCTTAATCACGCTTCACCTTTCCAGCCGGAGAGTTCGAGGAACCGGGCATACATCGCCCGACGCATGACATACACCGTCGTGAGCGAGAGGCCGAGTACATTTGCGATCTCCCGGTCCACGTATCCTTCTTCGCGGAGTCGCATAATCTCGCGGTCGGTATCGTCCTCACAGGCCGCTTCAAGCATTTCGCGAACGGCCTGCATCCCGCGGGGGTCGTAGGCGAAGTACTTGAGACGACGGCTCGACGGCTTGTTGTCGGGGTAGCCATCGGGGTCAATCATATTGACCCGCTTAAGTCCAATCGACTCGCCCTTCACCCGCTTCATGCGAGACGTACTTTCGGGCACGGGCACTACACCGTCCGCCTCGATCGTTTCCCCAATCGCCCGTTGGATGCGGAGCGAGAATAGCTGCGTGCTACCCTCTTCGAGCCCTCGCGCGACCCGATCCACGGTTTCCACAAGCGAGACCATCCCCGCCTGAATCAGTTCGTCGCGCAGCCGGCGATAGCCAGGCATGAAGATCAGGAACCGCTCGACGAGGAAGATGACAAGGCCCTTATTCGCAAGAATTATCTTCTCGCGAGCGATCTCGCAGCCGAGGGCCACGAGCGGGTATAGTTCTTCGTTGGACGCCTTCGTCGTAGGCTCAAGCCACAGCCGATCGTCGAGATTCTTGGGTTTGTTCGGCACGGGCTTCGAGGCACCAGAGAGAGCGTGTAATAAGCCCTCGTTGCTCCATCGCGTCCCGGCTCCACGGATACAAGATCGGGGAGGCCGGGTCGTAGATGACGTTTTCGAGGAAGGCGACGGCGTGCCCGCTGCCTATCTGGGTTACACACTCGATGACGCCTTTGCGGCATCCGATCTGGGAAGAAAAGCGATCCCAGTTGCCCGCCAGGAACTTGACGACGTGCGTAGGGCCGCCGGGGCTCGTGCGAGACTGCGGGAATAGCTCGAACGGCGTAGACGAGTAGCCGAGGGTCCAGGCGACTTCGATCGCTTCCTGGACGTGGATGCCCCGTCTGCAAACGGGCTCGGGTAGCTCGGGGTAAAGAATCTCGCTCCCGTCGTGGCCAACCAGATCAAAGAACTGTGCCACGGGGATGTCGAGAGCCATCGCGAACGAAGTCGCGAGGCATGACCAGCGGTTCGGCTGGAATTGCAGAATCATTTAGAAGGCGCGAGGGTTGCGAGCGAGATAGCCGACCAGCATCCCAGCGGGAATGCCAATGCAGACCTGAGTGAGGAACGGGGCGTTGAGAATTGAATCAACAATCGAAATAACCCGTGCCATCTGCTGCTTGCTCCCTAATTAGTTCGTCCAGTAATTTGTCGATGTCGGGCAACTCGCCCCACGTCTTCTTCCAATACTCCCGCCAGTTGGCAGGTTGGAACAACTTCGCGTAGTCTTCCTCGCCGGCCCCGGTGATGATCCAGATCGGCGTGCTAAACTTCTCCCAAATTGGCCACTTGATTCGTTGGGCCTTGGTGAAGTTGTATTTCCCCTCGACCTTGCAGTCGATCCAACGCCGGCCCCACTTGCGGTGCATGGTGTAGACATCGGGGAAGCCTGTCTGGAAGGCATTACCGTGCGTCTCTTCGCAGTACCAATCGCGTGCCGTTAAGAGCTTCACGAGTGGCAACTGAACCAGGTTGTACTCAGGTCGGTCCTTCGGTTTCTTTATGTTACCCAATTGAACTATACCGCATAAAAAGCTAGCTAGACCTCAGGATAAAACGATTAGCAGACCGCAGGTTCGGGCTGTTTCTTGTGCATGTGAGGCGATTGGACTTTGACTTCGCCCGTGACCGCCCCGCCCTTCTTGCCAGCCCACGACATCATCCGCTTGAACCAGGTGATCCCGATCAGCGGAATGATCGAGCGATAACCCTCGACGACTTCCTGCACGACTTCGACGACGGCGTCGGCCATGCGCCGCAGCAGCGGGCACATGATTTCGTCATGGATGTTCATCGGGGCGACGAGGAACGGGTGAACGCCAATCGGCTGCAAGTCCCAAATTCTGCGTTGCAGCCGCTTCGTGACGCCGGCACCGGTGCCTTGCATTTCGTGGTTACCAGCCTGCCGAGTGCAAGCCGCCTGAATCTGGAAGGCCGCGCCATACAGAGCCGAGGCCACAGCCCCGGCGGCCGTCTGCACGCGGTCGCGGCGGACCACCTTGACCTTGGCGTCCGACCATTCCTTCTTCGGCTTGCGGGCCAGGTCGAAGAGTTCCTTCGCGATCTGGTTCTCAAGCGTGAAGTAGCGGCGGAAGCCAAGCAGCGTCTCCGCGTACTCGGCCGGGTCTTCCCAGGTGATCGCGGTGCCAATTCCGTCTGGCTGCTTCATGCCCTGGAAGTCGTTGATGATCCGCTGGCGAGCCAGCTTGACGCCGGGGTGTCGCTTGAGGAACGTCTGCTCGGCGGCCTGGGCGTCGTCCTGGGGAATGCCGAAGTTCTTAACGAGCGTCGTCCAGTCGCCGAAGTACAAGATGCCGAAGAAGCCGGACTTGCCCTTCGTGTACATATCGAACTCGGTGCCTTCGGACGCCAGCACGTCTTCGTAGCTGGCTTCGGGGTACATACACGTCGCGAAGTGGGCGTGAATCTTCTGCCCGCTGGTGATGATGTCGTCGAGCGACGGGTCTTTGTAGATCGCCGCCGCGATGGTCACTTCGAACGAGTCAAAGTCGCCGCCGGACAAGTCTTCATCTTCGAGAGCCAGGTAGTCGGCCTCGACGCGATCCCAGACTTCTTTGAACTCGCCGCCCAGGATGTCATAGAGCGCGTCGTGAACCGCATCCACGTCGGGCTTCAACGCCGCGAGCGGGAACATCTGCCGGACTTCTTTGGCGTGCTTGATGCCCTGGGCGTTCAGGCCGTCGCCGCCGGACATGCGGCCGGACAACGCACCAATCGGATTGAATGATCCGTGGAACTTGCCAGCCAGCTTCAGCTTCGTATAAAGCTCGACTTCCTTCGCCGCCGCCTTGATCGTCAGAATCTCTTCTGCACGACGCGAGGCAGGGTGAATGCCGGTCATGAGCTTACCGTGGCCCCCGCAGCGCGGACACTGCTTGTTAGGAAGCTGCCCCGTGCCATCGCACTTGCTGCACTCTTCGCTATGATTGATCCGCCAGCCTTGCAGGCCCTCGGCCCCCGTGTCGCCGTCCCCGGCTTCGATGTCCACCTTCCAGTTCGAGACGGTGGTCAGCTTGGCCTTCTTCGTCGACTCGTCAATGATCAACATTTCCATTTCGTCCATGCACTCGCCGATGTAGGCGCGCACGGCTTCAGGCTTGTTGATGTTGACCGGCGCTCTATCGACGATCACCTGGGCCTTCGCGAGCAGAACGTCCACGCCGCCCTGGTCAATCCGGTAGCCACGCCACCGCACGGCGGGGATGGCGCAGGCCAGGATCGAGTCGTCGTCGCCAGGTTCCGGGTCGCCGAAGTGGTGGCACAACGCACGGGTGTAGACGATGTCGTCCGTGGCGTACTCTTGCGCCTGCGGGTGCGTGGCCCAATGGTCGATGTGCTTCTGGATCACCGCCGGCCAGGCGTGGCCCTTCAGTTGCGGTTGACCCTTGGCGTCCTTCTTGAAGACCGACCAGTTGCGATCAAGCGTGCTGACCTTCAGCGCAGTCGGGGCGAAGCCATATTCGATCGGCCGGAACTCTCTCGGGACTTCCACGTCCTTGAAGTGATACTTGGGCTCATAGCCGAGGGCGTGTTCAGCCAGGAACTTCAGGCCGCCCGCCGGATTGAATCGCAGGCACACGTCTTTGAAGTGTTGGTTGATCTCGCCGTCGCGGTCCTTGATGTCGTAGACGTGCCACTTGGGCGCGTCCTTGTCCGCCGATCGGGCGAAGTAGATGCCATCAAGTTGCACGCGCCGCTCAAGCTCTTCAGCGAGCGGGTAGGCCAGGGCCGTCGGCACCCGGCGGACGCGAACGTCCTCACGAGCCATGAGTGACTGATACGGACCCTTGCGTGAGTGCAGCAGCAGGTCGAGGGCGTTGGCCGGCTTGATGCACGGGCCATCTTGGCCGAAGGGTTCGATCTGGGCGATCTCGTCGATATGCTCTTCAGGAATCCAGTCGCGCGGAAGCAGCCGCCAGATCGTGTAAATCTTGACGACGTGGAACCAGTCGAAGACGAGGTTGAAGCCCACGACGGGATGCTTCGCGACCCACTCCAGAAGCTCCAGCGTCTTCCAGACGGGCTCCTTCCACACATGGTATAGGTGGATGTCGCCCTCGCCCTTGGCGAGTTGCAACAACACCATCATGCTGTGAAGCCCGACAGTCTCGCAGTCCAGATAGACCGGGAGACTATAGTCCTGATCAAGCAGACTTTGTAAATCAAACTTTCCCGCAGTTTTGCACATAACGATCACCGTACTCGCTGTCGATGAAGCCGCTGAAGGCGTAAGTCATAATTAAAGAAACCTCGTCTCGCCATCCTGCGTTAAACGCAAGGTTCTCAGTGGGCAGCGATTGCAAATCGCAACTACCATTACCGGCCTGCCGGCCGCTCCCAGTCTCCACGCACTGAGCTACATGGGTTCGGGCGAGACGAGGTTATTCGTTAGGGGCTAATGACTTCGTACTTCCAGTTGGGGGCTTCAAGCAGGCATGACCGCACAGGGTGCGAGAGCCATCCTTCGTGTTTAAACTTCAGCAGAAACATGCAATCTTTGATCACCCAATCGCGGATGGCGATTCGGCCAGTTCGATCCGTCCAAGAGCTACTAAAGTGACACGGCTGAGGCCCGCTTTGGCGCATGCCTTCGTCTGTAGAAGTGAAATGAATCAGATTAGTGATGGGGTCCACGAGGCGAAGGGTATACAGAACCCCTACAGTCGTTTCGATTAGTGCGACCGTATCAGGCCGCATCTTCGATATCATGAAGCCGCCGCGAGCGATGAGGTCTTCAGTCGTCGTGGGGGTCTTCTTGGAGTTGTTCTTGTTCACTGATCCGTTCCTTAATATCCGCCATGAGATCGGCGTCTGTTATCTTTCCCGCACACCACATGGCCACGCGGGGCATCCCGCCGTACACGCCCTCGCCGAGCATGCGGGCGACTATCTTCGTGATCTGCTCTTTGGTTTTCCTGCCCTCGTACTTGGCTCGATACTTCTTGGGCAGGTTCGTCTGGTTCCGTGAGTTGAGTTGCTTCGCCGCCAGGATTTGCCTGGCACCCTCGATCTGGTCCTCGGGCGAGGTCAGTTGCGAAAGCGCGACGATGCTCAACTGCTTCAGCCACCCGGCGGCGGCGATCTGCTGAACTTCCTCGGGCAACCGTAGCAACAACTGCCGGGCATGCACCCAGCGGCCCGGGCGGTTGAGGGCCTTCGCGATGGCCCGAACGCTACCGTTGGGGAACGTGTGGCGGATTGCCTTAGCTTCTTCGAGGATGTTGAGATCGCGGCGTTCGAGATTCTCAGTGAGATTGAGGATGCGGGCTTGTTCTTCGGTCAGATCGGTGCGGATCGTTCCGGGGACTTCCGTATAACCGAGCAGGCGGGTGCAAGCTGCAAAGCGGCGGTAGCCTGCGATTAGCCGGTAGTCATATTGCTCATGGGCGTAGGGTTGAACGACGACGGGAGTTTGAAGACCGAGTTCTCGAATAGAGGCCGCCAAGTCCGATATAGATTCGAGCGTGAAGTACCCACGACAGTTGAAGTCACTGTCGATGAACACCTTGTTCACGTCGATCGAGAACGTATCGAACTGGGCGAGTCGTTTCATTCATAGGTCCAGGCATTTAGGTCTTCGTCGAAGACAAACCCAATTCGATCTTCCAGAGCTTCCTTGATCTCGTCCTCGTCGTAGTCTTCAATGTCCTTGTTGCAGATTCGCATGCCGTGTTCGATGCTCTCGTCGCTACCGTCGAGAGCATCGGCTAAATCTTCAAGGTCACTATGAGACATGACGCGATCGACGTAGAACGGCGGGTCGCTGTTGAACTCATCTTCGTTGCGTTCCCGAGCCCCGTTGTAGAGGTCTTCGTGGGGATCGTAACTGGCGGGGTCGGTATCGTTTCGGCGGATCATGGGATTACACGGCGATCTTGTACCGCTTCGGTCCTTTCACGTCGTCGTCGCTACGCAGGTGGACGTTCAGCCTCCACGTCACGCCGTGCTTGGGGTGCACACCGTGAAGCCATTGGGACGGTTCGCGGTAACCAGAGAAGCTGTTGTAGGCGTAGCTGTCCGTGCCGACCCACGCACCATTGACGATCATTTCGCCGTCCATGTCCGCGAGCGAGGCCGCGACGTGATGGTGACCCATGCAGAAGTAGCGGACGCGAGGACCGCCCTGCACTGCACCCATCGCGATCAACCCCTTCTGACGACGAACCATCCCATAGAACGGGATGCCGCCGTTGCCACGCACGTCGTCGCCGTGGCTGAGATTGAAGCCGATGCCGTTGATGTCGATGTTGACGCTGTAAGCGTCGGGGATCAGGAACGAGACGTTGGGCAGGTCACGGCAGTGGTTGCGGGCACACTCCGCGATCAGGTAATCCCAGTTGTCGTGGGCACCATGGAAGTCCTTCTTCGGCGAGCGGCGGCCGTGGTTGCCCGGCAGGTAGACGACGTTGATGGCGTCGAAGTGGGCCGCCAGGTCGCGGAACATCAGGGCGTGCAGTTGGCCAATCGCAAAGCAGTTCTTGAACTGGTTGCGGAAGTACGATCGCGTGACGGCCCCGTGAATCTCGCCGCTAGTATGATCGCCATAGGCCAGGATGTGCAGCACGCGGAAGTGGAACTTCGGCGAGAGCGTGTCCTGCGTCCAGTCGATCGTCGTGTCAACGAGGTTCTCAGCGCGGCGACACGAGATGGGGAAGTTGTGATTCTCCATCCCGCCGCACTCTTCCGGGACCACGATCTGGTCGTGGTGACCGTCCGAAAGGTGCATCACCAGATGTTCTTCGATTCGGGCTTTAGTGGTACGCTCAGGGCGGGTCTGCGGGAGCTGGGTGAACGGCACGATCCGCTGGTTCATTTCCGCGACGACGGCACGGTACAGACCGTGTTCCTTCGCCGTGGCCTTGGCGGACTTGCGGGCGTGGTTCCGCTCGTCAACGAGATGCGCGATCTCGCCTTCGAGTTCCCTGACCCGCTCGTCAGTCGGGTCATATTCAGGCTTGGCCTTGCGCTGGCCGCCGCCCCGCTTGCGAGGAGCTTCGCCATCCGGCCAGTCGACGTGCTTCCACGCACGCTCAGTGGCGATGTCGGAAATGATCGAGCGGCTAACGCTATGCTTCTTCGCGATGGCCGGCTGCGTAACGCCGTCCACGATGTCCTGCTTAATATCAGCGACTTTGTTCTTGTTGAGCTTCATTTAGTTTTCAGAGAAGGGTTAGGCAGCGTCAAGCTGCAAGTCTTTGGCGAAGTCGCCCATCGTCAGCAATTCGAGTTCACGGTTCTTGCGGAGGACTTCCAGCACCCGCTCGTCAGTCGGCAGGTGGACGAGATCGACGATCATCGCGCCACGGTTCTCGTCCATGCCGAGACGGTGAATGCGGTCTTCCGATTGCGTGCGGAACTCAGGCTTGAAAGAGTTCGACCAGAAGACGGCCGTACACGCCTCGGTGAGAGTCAGACCCATACCGCCCGACTCAGGGTGGGCAACGAACGCAACGCGAGCATTGCCCTTCAGGTCCGCCCAGTAGTCGAGGGCGTCCGTCTTGGTGTTCGACTTGATCGTGCCGTCGCTATCGCGATAGAGAATCGTGAAGCCACGACCGTCGCACCGAACAACGTGCCAGTCTTCACGTAGGCAGATGTTCACGCAGCGATCCACTGATCCAGTGAATCCGGCGAAGATCACAATGCGTCCGACTTCCTCGTTCTCGCCGAGCAGGTCGATGAGCGCGTCTTCCTTCGGACACGGGACTTCCTTCGTGATGCGGACCATGCGAGGGATTTCCTTGTCCCCATCGCACTTCGGACAAGTCACGTCGCGGCACTCAAGGCCGGAGACTACTTCGTCCCGCATCATGTCCACAGACGAGAAGGTTCGGGTTTCGTCGCGAGGGTCGAACCATTCCTTGATCGTGCCGACCGGCCCCGCGTGCGGGTACGTGAACCCCTCACCGTCCTTGTCCTGGACAGGCTCGCCCGGCGAGTAGCAGACGTTGCAAGGCATCATGCCTTCTTGAATCTCGCGGTATTGGAAGCCGTCGCTCAACTCGCGGAGCAGCGTGAGCCCCGTGATGGCCCGCTCGCTGGACGCCAGAAGCGCCTGGGCCACGCGGAGCGTGCTGGGCTTGGGCTCGCACTGGATGACCCGGTACACCTTGTCGGGCAGGTCCACGCAGTCCTTCTTGAACTTGATGACGACGAGGCCCTTCGTGCGTTCGTGGAACTCGGCGATTTCGTTGACCGACTTGGTCCACGGGTGATAGTCGTCCATTTCCATCCCGTGTTCGTCGGGATAGCAGCCACAGGTGGCGCACTTGCTCTCGTCGTCCTTCCAACCCAGCAGGTCGTTGAACTGGCCGCCGGCCCCATAGTTTTCGCGGAGGGCGACGATGGCCATGCGGAGCTTGAACGCCCGCTCCGAACCCTCGCGGAGGAATCCGGGGAACGTGATCTCGCACGGGCTCCACCAGTCCACCGGCGTCTTGGGTGCAGGCGTGCCGGACATCAGGATCACGTAGCCTTCGTAGCCGTACTTCTCGCGAATCTTGTCGGCCATGAACTGCGCGGCTTGACTCCGCTGCGAGTCCCAGGTCTTCAGGTTCGTGTGTTCGTCGCAGATCAGCCCTTGAGGGATCAGGTCGCCAGGCTTCCACTTGTCGACGTACTCGACGAACGCCTGGTAGGTGAACGTCTGAAGGTTGATCTTCTCGCTGAGTCCCCACTTGATGAACTCGCGCTTGACGGCCTTGATCGGCTTCTTCGGGCCAATCCAAACCCAGTCCGCCGCACCCGACAGGTCCATGACTTCGATGGCCGACCGGGTCTTGCCCAGACCCATTTCCGCACCCCAGATATTGAAGTGGTAGGTCATCGCGCTGTTGGCCATGTCCTTCTGATGCTGGTAGAGCGGCAGGCCGCGATCGGGGAACTCGTGTTCGACGATGTCGCGATCGAACCAGGCGTACACGTCCTCGCCTTGGAGGTAGGCGAGTTGCAGTCGATTGCGGGGGCAGTCCTCGACGGACCAAATCTTGCGGTTGTCGCCCTCGATGTAGCCATGCCACTTCGAGCCACGCATGGCCTTGATCTCGTCCTTCAGCGCGAAGGGCGAGGCCAGGAACTCAATGCGTCCCTTGGAGTAGCGCAGGACCGCCTTCTCGCGAAGAGCGCGGCCCTTCTTGGAGTAGACGAGAAAATTACAGGTGACAGTTTCAGGCACGTCTGTCCTCAATTAAAAAGAGTCCCTTGTTCGAGTTGTCCGACTTCCAGTTGAAGCCCTTCCAGACGTTCAGGCCGGCTTGATCGAACAGGGTGATGATCTTGCAGAATGCAACCTGGGCGGGGCCGCCTTGCTGGGTGCCGTTCTTGCCGGCTTCGCGCCACTGCGCGAGCGTCCCAGTAACGACGGCGATGTCGATCCCGCGAACGCGGGTTTCGGATCGGACGAAGTGCATGCCCGAAGCGAGTTCAAGAATCTCGATCATGTCGCGGTCATCCGCGACCATGGCAACGCTAAACGAAACGTGATTCAGCAGGTGCGGCCAAAGGGCCGGGATGGCGTTCGGATCGCGTAGGGCTTCCAGGCACGAGACGAACCGCTCGGTTTCGCTGAGCTGCCGGCCGCTCGCATCGCATTTAGCCACAACGCTGTAGCCCATCGCCTCGCGAGTGAGGGACAGGAAGGGGCCGAAGGAAACGCTCGGCTGCTGGATAAGGATGGCGTCGAAACGCATGGGCGGGACGGGGTGCGAAGAGAAAAGACCGGAGCGGGATGTCCCGCTCCGGTCTTCCGAGAGAGAACAGATGCTACTAGGGTGACACGGTCACCTAGTAGTTTGCGGCGTACAAAATTACCGCTTGCGTCCAGACTTCTTCAGGGCCGGCGCGTCGTCATCGGCCTCGACGCCGCCCTTCTCGTTGATGAACTTCTGAATCTCGGCCGCGATCTGCGCCATCGGCGGCAGCTTCGTGAACGGAGTCGAGCAGTCGAGCGCGACGGGGACGTACCACGAGAACTCTTTCTCGATGAACTTCGACTTCAGCGTGACGGGGAGCGCGGTGTGCGGTTCCTCGTCCAGCTTCCGGGCGGCAATGTCCGCCTGGGTCAAAGGGAGCTTCGGGTAAATCTTCTTGGCCTCGGGCCGATGCGTCGGCGAGCCCAGGAAGTATTCGAGCATGCGACCGGTGTTGCGCTCGATGACGAGGAAGCTCGGGCCGAACTGGCACTTCGAGTTCTGGACCTTGGAGCGTTCCGCGATTTCCTGGAACGTCGGGTCGTTCTCGTCATAGCTGGCGACAACGGGCGAATCGCTCATGTCGATCGCCTTCGGACGGCGAGCGAGCGGCAGAATGTCACACGAGGCACCCAGGTCGACGACTTCGTCGTCCGACACGGGAATCCCGAAGTGGCCGGGCTTAATCAAGCCCTTCTGACACTGCTTGCTGTTCGAGCCGAACAACTGCAAGCGGCCAAGGAAGGTTGCACCCCTGGCGAGATCGTCGAACGTGTCTTGCGACCCGACCGACGTGGAAGGAAGTTGACTGAGATCAAGGACAGCGATATCGGTACTCAATTGAGTACTCCTTTGCAGAGAAGAAATATAGGCGGGAGAGAATGCGGTGGGGATCAGGTATCGGGGTCTTGGTTTACTTCATCGGGCTCGCTTTCGTAGAGGTCCATGAGGTTGCGTTTGGGTCTGTTCTTCTCGTAGTCACGACGGGCGGCCTCGACGCTCGCGGCGTCTAGGTTGAGAACCCACTTGAGGCAGGCTCGCCAGATGTCGAGTGGTTTCTTCAGCTTCTCCGAGACGATGATCTCGGGGCCGAAGAACGGGTTTTGAAGCTCGGCTTGAACCTTATGGTTCCCGCGATACCAAGCGACGGGCGTGAACGGTTTGTCGTTGTAGTTGTGGGATAGGCGTCCGTTACGAACGTCTTCCATGAAGTTCTTGATGATCTGTGCAGCGACCGCCTTGAACTTGGCGGCCGATAGCACGCAGGCCTGCGCGATCAGTTCGTTCGTCCGGTGAATCCGGGGAACCTTGGCCAGCATGTAGGCGGACTGAAGCGGGATTTCGCCATCGTCCACGAGCTGCTGGACGGAGTCGTCCAGTTCGAGCAAGTCGAGCTGCTGACGGACCCACGTCGGGGCCTTGTTAATCCACTGAGAGATCGCTGCTAGGGTGACACCGGGGCGATACTCTTGGATGCGTCTAATCTGGCGGGCATAGTCAATTTTCTTGGTTTCAGGTCGGATGCCATTCGCCCTGATCTGCCACGCGAGGACTTCTTCGTCCATCATTTCGCGAACGATCGCGGGGATGTGCGTGTGCCCGAGTTCTTCGCAGCACGTCTTCCGGTACATCCCGTCGACCGTCTGGTAGTGGCCGGGCGTCCCGTCGGGGTGGGGCCTCACGAGGATCGAGTTGGCGAGGCCGTTCTGCCGGATAGAGTCCAGAAGTTCTGTGAAGACCGCAGTCGTGCGATCTACGGGCCGCAGCAAGAACTTTGCATCGGCGACCTGGCTCAGCGGGAGGTTTGCAACTTCGGGCTCTTGCATACCTGGGTGACACACGCCCCGTCCCAATTGGGGCGTGAGTTACCCGATTAACGATTTAACGCGATTCCACATTAGGGCTCATAGGAGAATAAAGAATGTTATATCTATTATTTATATTAGATACTTAACTCATTAACTCATTAACTATTTATAGATTTCTTCGGGTTTACCCGCCCCCAAACGGGAGTTAACCGTGTCACCCAGTGTGTAACTGATTAACTTTCCCGGAGAGAACACCCCACGATGAAAGTCAGCAAGTCTATTCGCGCCTTCTTGCAGGCCGAGCGAGCAACGCATAACGGTCCCGATCTTCTAGACTTCTTCCTCGCCCACCCCGGCCTGGAAACGCAGGTCAACGTCTCGGCCGGCGACGGCTGGCCGATTGAGGGTAAGCGATCCACGTACACCGACGGTCTCAACGACTGGTGGGCCATCCGCATCCCGAAGAAGGCCGACTCCGAGCCGGAGTGGCAGGACTACGACCTGAAGTGGCCCCTTGAGCGTTATGCCGAGGGTGTCGGTTCTACCGGCTGGGACTGGAAAACCCGCACTTCGCGTTATGTCGGTTTTGACTTCGACTCCATCGTCGGTCATGCCACCGGTGTCGGTATTACCGACGAGAAGCTGGAAGCGGTGCGGGGAGCCGCCAAGGCCCTGCCCTGGGTCCAGGTCCGCCTGTCGACGGGCGGCGGCGGCCTCCATCTGTACGTTTTCTTCGAGGGCGACGGCGTCCCGACGGCGAACCATACCGAGCATGCCGCGATGGGCCGGTGCATCCTCGGATTAATGTCTGCCGAGACGGGCTTCGACTTCGCCGCCACGATCGACGCCTGCGGAGGGAATATGTGGCTCTGGCACACGAAGAGTACGCCGGAGAACCGTGGCCTCACGTTGGTCAAGGTCGCCGAGCCGCTGCCGACCGCTCGCATCCCGGTGAACTGGAAGGATCACCTGGAAGTCGTCACCCGCCAGCGGACTAGAACGCGCGTCAACGGCGTGCCCGAGGCCGAGCTTGATCTATTCGATGCACTCGCCTCTGCCCATCGCATCACGCCGCTTGACGAGAAGCACAAAGAGCATATCGACGCCATGCAGCATAGCGGCTTCGCGGCATTCTGGGACTCCGATCGCCACCTGCTTCAGGCTCATACCCTGGGCTTCAAGCGGTTGATGGATAAGTTTGAAATCTACGGCGTGTATAGCACGACTGCGCCGGGCAAGCATCCTGGCGAAGCGAACTGCTTTGCGTTCCCCGGCCCTGGCGGCTCGTGGAAGCTCTACCGGTTCAGCAAGGGCGTGGCCGAGGCTGCGTGCTGGGAGCAGAACGCGGAGGGCTACACGAACTGTTGGTTCAACAAGAACCCTTCATTCAAAGTCGCCGCTCGCTTTCTCGGCGGTGCCGAGTGCCGTGGCGGCTATGAGTTCTCGACGCTTGAGCAGGCGAAGGATGTCGCGAAGCTGCTCGGTCGCGTGGAAGAGATTAAGATCGACGAGTCCTTCAAGAATCGCAAGGCGGTCGTCTCTCAAACGAAGGATGGACGCATCACCTTCCAAGTGGCGAAGACGCAGGACGACGCGCAGACGGTCGAGGGCTGGAACAACAGCGACAAGAAGGGCTACTGGACCAGCTACCAAGAAATCGGTGACACGAGCAAGGACGAGTCGCAGACCTACGATGCAGTGGCCCGGTGCCTCAAGACGCCCGATGGCAAATCGGCCGGATGGGCTGTCAAAGAGAAGGACGGCACCTGGAAGTACACGAACGGCGGCAGCGTCAAAACGGTGTTTCAATTGCAGGGGCATGCAAAGCCGGACGCCGAAGTCCTCATGGGCGCGGCCGAACTTGAAACGTGGACCTTGGTCCAGATGCCGTTCAAGCCGGAAGAGCCTGGCAATCGTCAGTGGAACCGGGACGCGCCTCAGCTTCGGTATGCTCCCCTGTCGCGGTACGACGACACGCCGCACCCGCACTGGGACATGATCTTCACGCACCTGGGCCGGGAACTCGATCCGTTCGTCCGCGATCTGGATTGGGCGAAGAAGGTCAACATCCGCACGGGTGCCGACTATCTGCGATGCTGGCTGGCGTGCATTTTCAAAGACCCCGAGTGCCGCCTGCCGTACCTGTTCTTCTTCGGCAACGAGAACTGTGGGAAGAGTATTTTCTGGGAAGCGATTGCGTTGCTCGTCACCTGCGGGGTGGTCAAGGCCGATAGGGCTCTGACGAATCAGTCTGACTTCAACGGTGAACTCGGGGGCGCGCTCCTGTGCGTCGTTGAAGAAAAGGACATCAGCAAATCGCCGGGTGCCAGCGCGAAGATCAAGGACGCCGTCACCAGTCCCACGCTCTCGATCCGCAAGATGCGGACGGACTCCTACCAGATTCCGAATCTGACTCACTGGGTGCAGACGGCGAATCACCAGGACGCTTGCGTGGTGCCGCCGGGCGACACCCGGATCGTCGTGATCTACGTCCGCCCGCTTGAGAAGGAAATCCCGAAGCCCATCCTTATGGAGAGGCTGAAGGAAGAAGCTCCGGCGTTCCTTCGCACGTTGGGCGAGATCGAGCCGCCGACGGCTCTTGGCCGCCTCGCGTTGCCGGTCGTTACGACCGATCACAAGCGGCAGTCGGAAGAGTTCAGTCGCTCGGCCTTGGAGTCGTTCATTCGCGAGAACTGCCACTACGTCACCGGCGAAATGGTTCTCTACAAAGAGTTCTACGAGAAGTTCATTGAATCGTTGCCGCCTGAAGAAGTTCACGGATGGACCCGGAAGAAGGTGACGCTCCGCTTGCCGGTCGATCACCCGAGCGGGGCGTACACTGGCAACCAGCGATTCATTGGCAACCTGTCCTGGGAGAAGAAATCGCCGGCCCCTAATGCGAAGCCTTGGATCGTCATTGGTGGAAAGCTCGCGAGGGACAATGGCTAGTTTCATCCCTGCTAATCGACCAATGGAGCGGATCGCCCCATCGGAAATCCCGCTCACGCTCGCGCAGTTGCAACGCTACGTCGGCGGGTTCGTTCAGTTCGTGGACCTTTCGTGCGGCGACATCATGGTCGTCAACGAAGCCGGTCCTGCGTTCGCCATCCTTAACCATACCGCCAATGATCTTGCCGGCCCTGCCGGCCCGATCTATGGCGACGTTGTACTCTGTTCACCCCCGGAGATTGCATGAAAGTCATCGGTCTTGGTCATTACTCTCGCACCGGTAAAGATTCGCTCGCCAATCGTATCGTCGCGGGCTGTCAGAAGCGCGGCCTGAAAGCGGCGAAGATGCCGTTCGCGTGGAAGCTCAAGCAGATCGCCTATGATCTCTACGCTTGGGACGGACTCCGAGAACCGGAGTTCTACGACACGCCCGGGGGCGAGAAGTTCCGCGACATCGTGTTGCCGACGATCGGGAAGACCCCGGTCCAATTGTGGGTAGACATCGGTACACCGGCGTTCCGCGATCAAGTCTACAAGGACACCTGGATCGACTTCGTCTTGCGAGGCGACCACGGCGTGGACGTGCTGGTCATCCCCGACACCCGCTTCTTCAATGAGTGCGAAGCGGTTCGCGAATCTGGCGGGCTCATCGCGAAGGTGGTTCGCCCTGGCTATGGGCCTCGGCCGACCGTCGCTGATCGCGCCCTCGTTGGTTGGAGCGGCTGGGATTACGTGATTGGTGCCAGCGGGCAGATGTCTGAACTCGACGAGTGGGGCGAGAGGTTCGCCGATCACCTGGCCGGCTACACCGGGCGGCCGTATCAGCCCGATCACCGCCGTACTGAGGCCCTGGAAGTTGAAGAGATCAGGCCGTGGATGCCGCCGGCCGGTTGGATCGTGCCGGAGTGGTACCCCGACAAGTACCTGGCGAACAGAAGGGTGGGTGCTGTATGAGAACGTATTCCTCCCTGCCCCACCTGAACGGGAACCTGATGGCCGCCGTCGATGTCGAGACGACCGGCCGGCGGGCTAACTGGCACGAGATCGTGCAGATCGCGGTCGTGCCCCTGGACTCGGACATCCGTCCGCTGGAAGGGGTCACGCCGTTCTACATGACCGTGCAGCCGCTCCACCCCGAGCGCGTCGAGGAAGCCGCCCGGAATGTCCACGGGCTCGACTTGACGCACCTGGCCTTGTACGCGCCCCACCCGGACAAGGTGGCCGACATGTTCGTGGAATGGTTCGAGAAGCTGAACCTGCCCCTGGACAAGAAGCTCGTGCCGTTGGCCCAGAACTGGGCGTTCGAGTCGAGCTTCCTGCAAGCGTGGCTCGGCGTGGCCCTGAAGGAAAAGCTCTTCATGGGGCTCGCCCGAGATTCCATGTCGCTCGCCCTGTCGATCAACGACCGGGCGGTGTTCCGAGGGGAGTCGGCCCCATTCAACAAGGTCAACCTTGGGTATCTCTGTTCCCACTTTGGCATCGTGAACAACAACGCGCACGATGCGTTCGCCGACTGCATTGCTGAGGCCGAAGTCTACCGCTCCATGATGTACTTTGACATTTAGGGCCAATGAAATGATTACTGACATCCATATTGTGAAGTTCAGCCGCCCCATCTACGTTCAGTGGGGTGATATAGTGACCGTCACCCATCAGGTACTTAACGGCAAGCGTGTTATTGAGGATAAAGTTGTCTCTCATGAGGTTAAGGGTATGGGCGTGTGGACCCATTCGATCATGTTCAAACTCAATGGCCACCTGAATCACACGATTGGTGATGAGAAGACCGTTGAGTGGATTCGATCGCAGGAGCGCCCTAATGTCTGATTGCCTAAAACGACAGAACGAGAATTACAAGGGGGAGGTACGATACAGGTGTATCAATCCTGAAGCGACGGTGTATCGCCATCTCGTGGTACTGCCGCAGTGCGCGGCATGCCCGGTGCAGGTATTGCGTAAACCAGATGATCCGCCCTGTAAGGAAAAGAAACTGGATAGCCCGCTGCCCATCCTTGAGCAGCACGAGGGCTATCCAGATTGTCCATATCGTGAAGACTCCGACGGTAGGCTTATTTGCAACATCACGTTGTTGCCGGTGACGCCGGAGGTTTGCCACCGATGTGACGCAGGCACGCGAACGCATACGGCGACGTTGGGCGACAAGATCAGCAACTACTCGCGAGCGATTCGCGGTTGGTTTCTGTCCGGCCAGCCGAACCGCACGCCCGAAGAGATTAAAGAACTCTTCGAGATGCACTGCAATGTGTGCGATCGCTATGATCGCGAGGCACACGCCTGCAAGAACTGCGGCTGCTCCGTGAGCGAGTCCGCCGAACCCCTCGACAACAAGTTGGCGATGGCGACTGAACACTGTCCGCTGGGTAGATTCTAGGGACAAGTCCCCGAAGAGCAGCCGGGGTCCATCGTCTCACCAGCCCCGTTCAGCGGGTTATCGGGGTTGCCGGTGTCTTCACACTCGCCGGCGTAGCCATCGGTGGGGAACCCGACGATGCCGCTTACGCCGGCAGGAGCGATGGCAGACACGCCGACCTGGTAGCCACCGTTGTCAAAGAGGGCCTGAGCCTCCGCAGCCTTCTGCGATCGGAAGGCCGAAGCGGCGAAGTACGCCCCAAACGTGTGACACATGATATACTCCGGCCCAAAGCAAGGCCGACCAGTCTGTCCGGTGCAGGGGCCGGCATACGTGCCGACATCGTCCCGGAAGGGGGCGATCGCAGAAGGCGTGATATACCGGACCTTGACCTCATACGTACAGCCTGCACCCGGAGGACCGGGATCACCGCACGCCGACTTGCTTTCCTTGTCATCCGAGGTTAGGCCACCCGACTCAACGTCGTTCATGCGGTCGTTAAAGTTCTCGTCGGCCAGTGGCTCGAACGCCACAATCACCGGTTCCAGATCGGGAGCGATCTCGGCACCCGTGGCAATCTTACACACCACCTGAACGAAGGCATCGTCCAGGTCGGAAGGGTGGCGATCGCCGGCGGTCCAAACTTGCTGGGTGTCAGCGTCGTAGCCGGCCCGCAAGGGGTGGTCTACTGGCGGGCTCACGGTGAACCCGTACCCATCGCCACTCTCATCTGAATCGACGAGTGGCCAGACGGCGTTTGCGTCTTGCAACGCCGGCCAGGCCCAGAAGAACGGTTCGTCCGTGCCTGCGAGGATCGGAGTCCAACATTTGAACTTGATCGTATTCTGATCTGCGTCGTAGTTGGCTTCCTCGATTACGCACTTAACCGTTGGGAACTGTGCAATGTCCAGCGTGATGCAGTCGAACACTTCCAGGTTCAAATGCTTCAGCGGCGTCTCGAACTCCACATACTTCCAGGTATGCGACTTGCGAATTAGCCAGAACGTCGCGGACTTGAGAATCGTGTCGAAGGTGTTCTGCGTCCAGTAGTTGTACTCTTCCCGACTGACTCCGTACTTCGGGATGTTGTACTTCATCACGAACTCCAACTCGGGGTCGTCGTCCTGAATGACTGGGGCGTCCGATTCTTGCCAGTTGATCTGGTGCCGAGTTTGAAGATCATCCGTGTCCGTGTGAGAGACTTGGAAGCTATTAGCGACGATGTCACTCTCGGTGAGAGTTTTCAGCGACGTAGGTTCCTTGGACAGATACACCAGCGAGATCGTGTTGTTACGAACGATCACTGCACATCGAGCTTGGAACGCGATGTCGCGAATGACGGTCAGAGCCGTCTCCCGCTCTTTGATGTAAAAGTTGCTGGGGTAATCGGCGAGGCTCGCCTTCACCGAAGCGAAGCTCGCGGCGTCGACCGTTAAATCAGTGTACTTCTCGACTAACCACTCGATTGAGTCGACGGGGTTCGGACCCACGCTAGAAGTGAACGACACGTAGATGTCGTCTGACCAATTTTCATCGGTGAATGCGCTGAGCGCCTTGGGCAGGCGTAGCTCGACGACATCATACCCGTCGTAGTCCACCGTGTGGACCGCGTAGCGGGCGGTCGGCACTTCCACGAGCAGGGTCGTGTCACCGAACGTGCGGTAGGCCGCCACCTGGTTGACAGTTCCGGGGATCAAGCTGACGACGTGGATCAAGTCTGATTCGCCGTCCAGGAACACGTCGGTCCCCGGCGGCAGCCAGATGAAGTTAGCACTCTCGAAGGTCTGGTAGTACCGCCAGCTTTCACCGCTGCCGTTGACGATGTTCTGGTCCGCGTTGGTGCCGCCGGCGTCACAGTCTTGGGTGGACGAGGGCAGATTATTACCCGCGCGATAGCGGAAGCCTGCGGAGGCCTCAGCGATGTCCTTGCACGGCGGGTTGTCGATCTCTGCCAACGCCGGGTGGTAGACCTGCGTGATCGTGAACGTCTCGCCGTTCATGACGCCAGAGAACTTTACATCGTCGATCTTGATGTCGATCAGGATGCCTTGCGGGAACTCGTCGCCGCCACGCACCGTCATCACGGTATCAACGTATTGCTCTTGCTGCTCCTTCTCATGGAGGATTGCGCAAATCTCGTTGAACCGCCGACTCAGACATTGCTGGTCAGGCTTGGCCGCGCGGACGTTTGTCGAGGAGCTTGTAGTGACGCCGCCTCCGGGGGCTGCTGCTGTTGCTGTTGTGGCGGCTGCTTTCGTTGGGCACTTCAGCTTCTGCGCCTGGCATAGTCTCTCTTCAATCGTTGGGTCTTTGACGCCCTGGCCGGCAGCAAGGAAACCTTTGCGAGGCGACGTGAGGGGGAGGGTTTGCATATTGCAAACTTGCCCAAACACGAGCGGCCACACTTCGTTCCGGTCTTCCGGCGGCACGAATGGGAAGTCGCCGTCCTCCATCGTGAACGCGACTTCGCGATCTTCCAGCGTACTGAACACGTCGAACGCGAGCGTGCGGCTGCCCTCGTCCCACACGATCGGTGAGTTGATCACACCGCTGAACAGCAGCACCCTCTCCGTGGACGGCAGGCCGGCGAACAGCAGATAGACCCGCACGGGACGCTTGTGAACGTCGTGCGAGTTGAGCAACGTCTTCAACGTGCCATCTATGTCGTTCAACGTGACGTTCACGTTCTGCGACTCACCGTTGCCGGTGATGATGGTCGACATGTTGAAGTTGCCGATGCTAACCAGATAGGGATACGGATAGTCCGCCCCATTGATCTTCTGATCAGAGTACGCAACGGCTCCGTCGTCGACCCAGTCGACTTCCACGATTAAGAGCGGCTCAGTGCCGAAGCGCTTGTTGAGTTCGCCACTAACGGCGGTCGTGAACTGACGCATTAGACCTTCTCTTCCAGTTGCAGAGCAAAACGATAAGCCTCGCCGCCCGGCCAGCCATTGGCTCGACCGTCGCCGGTTAATTCCAGCGGGTTCAACGTGAGATTGCCAAGGTGGATGACATCCTCATGATCCGTAATGCGAATCACGCTGCTGATGTAAGCGTCAACGAACGCCTTGGCTTCCAAGGACTTCTCCTTGGCCACGGTAAACTCCCACACGTGCGCCTTACGCCCGCGTTTGTTCTTCACGTAGGTGTAAAGCGTACCGTTCATCGTGCGCACGGGCTGAACGGTAGACGCGAGGGCGCGGCTATTGCCGAAGTCCGGCGACGGCAGGATCAGTGTCGTGCGGTAGCCGGGGAATGGACCTTCAACGCGAAACATTATGGACTCTCCAAGGTGGCGCTCACGTATTGGTCAAGTGATAGGGCTCCCGGATCGCCTTCTCGCTCCACGGGGCCGACAGGTAACACGTACTGATCGAACGCGATTCGGTCGTCGATGGCCTGCCCTTCGTAGGGTTCGCCCTCGAACTCAAACGACATCGTCCATGCGTTGCGTTCATCTTCGGTGGCAACGTCGCCAGGGGTTGTGATGACGCCTGCCCAGGATCGCCCCTTCCAATCTTGGAGCTTGATCTGCTGGCCCAAGGTCGTGAGCAGAAATTCCTGAAGCTCTTCGATCTTCGTCTGCTTGAGCGCGGTAATCGTCACGAGAAGCGTGTTGATGTTTGGCCAAGCCGGGTCAGAGAAGACATTCAGTTCGCCGCCACGGGTTTCCCGATTCACTCGGTTGAAGCCGCTTCGGTCACGGTCGTCCATTTCGGGCGATCGAAGTCGGACGATCAGTTTTGGGCCGCTAAGGCTTTCGAGGACAAAGTCGCTGTTGAACAGCAAGGGCTTCTCTTCGATCCCGTCGCCCTCCCCTTCGCCTTGATAACGGTTGTATTCCTTCCGGGCACACGAATTGTCAATGAAGTACGTGAGTGATTGCTGCAAGAAGTTATTGTGTAAAAACGAACGTAGGAACGCTGCGTTTACTAGAACAACATGTGACAGGTTCACGTTTTGCGTCGAGAGGTCTATGCCTTCCCCGCCTGCGACAGTCTGAACCAGGCTCAAAGTTGACTGGACTTCTTGCCGCCGGAAAGCCGCCCCCGTGAGCGACAGCGTGCTAGTCACTGATTGTGGGCGAGCCCGCCCGGCTAATTGCGACAACCCTAACGAGTGTTCGACTTCGATGGGAAGCCAGGGTACGCCGATCGACCCGCCCGCCCCATGCTCAAGGCCCATTATCACGTGAACGTCCACGTAGGTAGGACCGACCACACTGACGCTTTGAATCAACGCCAGGCTGCTAGTTGGCTCTTCGGTGCTGGCATTATCACCAACCGCAGAATCCGTGAGGCCAAGATCATGCGAAACATGCTGGATGTCACCGGGGAAGACGAAGCCCTCAGCGAGGTCAGTGAAGCCTAGTTCACTTTCAACATTTTTCTCCACGCCAATTTCAGCTACCGCCAGGCCGGCTAAGGCAAGCGTCGATGACGCCGAGACTTGACGCTCGATGGTGGGCGTTGCGTCCTGGCCGAGATTCAGCGATTGGCTAATATCATTATCTAAGATGGCCCCGCCACCCCCTGCGATTAGCTTCAGGGGGTGCTTGACGACGAAAGGCGCAAGCGGGTCTCTGCTCAACAGCAAAGCATCCTGGTCTGACAACTCACGATCAAACGTGAGCATCACCTTCGACCGGCACAGATCGCTGCTAGTACTGACGCCGCCGTTCCAACGCCACGTCGTCGTGTTGTTGGAGAAGGTGACCGGCGTAGAGCTTGAACCAACGAGGACGCCATTCTGCCAAACGTATAGACCCCGGGTGCCGGCCCGGCACACCCACACGTCATCCCCGAAGGTTAGGCCGGAGATAGAGAGTTCGTTCGTGCCAGTGTTGCCGCCGAACTCGAAGACCGCGTTACCTGATGCATCCGGGGCGTATAGTCGACAGATGGCGGCAGCTACGCCGGCGACGTTGCCGAATATCGTCGCATTGCGGTTGGTTCCGTCAGTCTTCTGCTTGTGGACGACGATCGTCGCACCATTCGCCCGGAACAATCGCCCGCCAGGATGCGACATCTCGACGTAGCCAAGCGTTGTGGCCGCAAACTGAAGACTTGGTCCGCCGGCGACTTCGCCTCGAATTTCAGTCGGTCCGTCGCCGAACATGCCCGGGCCAAAACCGGACAAGTCTTCAATTACAGTTCCAACATTATTGACAGCACGAGAAGAGACGCTCGCGCCCAACGCCGGCACCCACGCGCCAGTGAGCCCCGCCCAGAGTTCTGGGTAGGCGCTCTCCGCGTCATTGCGGGCGAAGCCGCCGTGTCGTGAGGGTCGGAGGTACATGGCTTACTGGCTTTCGTAAGGAATCGGCGTGATCGTAACCCGATGATTATCACTGGCCGTTTTGAGGGGGCCGGCTGTGCGATTGGCGACGACAGGGGCGGCGTAGCGTCCTGTCAAGCGAACGACAAAGCGTGATCTAAGCACCTGCCCGGTGGTGGTCGTAGTACAGAACACACTGCCGACGTAGTAGCCATTGCGAGCTTGGTCAGTAGTAATCGTGCCCTGGGCGCTTGAAGTTGGGTCCGTTGTAGGAGCCCCATCAAACCCTGTCGTGGCATTGCTTTGAACGATGAATAGATCGACCGTGGTTCCGACCACGAGGGTTCCCGAAGCAAAGCCGTCGATGTATAGCTCCACTTCGTAAAGGTCAGCTCGCGGCGAGACTCCGAGGTCTTGATAAGCTCCGCAGGCGATGCCGGTAGAAGCCGCTAAGCCGCCCATGTCAAGTAGCTTGGTGACGCCGCTACCGCCTGATTCGCCCCAGACAAAGGAGGTTTCTGTCGCGAGATAATTCTTAGAAGGCATTGGCCTCTCCTAAAACAGCCAGGCCGGGGCCGAAGCCCCGACCCAGCCGAGTGGTGGTGAAAATTAACCAGAGACAGTATACGTCACCTTGAGGGTGTCGCCATTAACGGCCGAGACGTTCGCCGAGAAGGAGGCGGTCGACCAGAGCGTGCCGGTCGTGCCATTCTTCGTGCTGACGCTGGTGATGAAGATGCCCTTCAACGTGACCGTGGCATTGATGCTAAAGTCGACGGTCGATGCGTTGGTGATCGCGCGAGTCGCCGCAGTGCCGGCCGTCCATTCAGGACGGGTGGCCTGGGTGTAGTCATCGTTCTCGATCCAGCCCGCATGGCTGGACATCGTGTCAGCGTTTGCCAAAGCGGAGAACGAGCCATTGTCGATCAGAGCCATATACCAGGTCGTGATCGGCGTACCGCCATTGAACTCGGTTTCGAGAATGTGATTCAAGCCCACGTCCACAATACCGTTGGGGAAGTCGTACTTCCCCACCAACTCGCCGGCCTCGTTCCGATGTTCAATCTGGAAACGGCCCTTGAGCCCTACATTAGTCTTCATATTATTCCTCATAGAGCCCGGAGTGGATACGTGTTGAAAAGCAACTCGACTGGCACTCCGGGTAGGGGCCAGCACGCTTAAACAAGAAGGGGACAAACATGTCCCCGTTGCGAAAGGGATTACAGTTTGAGAGTTCCGCGACGAATCTCTCGATGAAGGCCGCGACCGATCTCACGGATCGTTTGCGTGGCCGTGCTACCGCCATTAACCGCGACGTGAACATCACCGACGTTGGTGACGCTCCCGCCGTTCTCGCGGTACGTGGGCTGCTGCCCAGCATTCATTGCCTGAAGCTGCGAATAGAACTTTCGACTCGATCGTGCGTTCATCACGAACTCCCCCGGACTCAGCATCGCGGGGATCGTGTCGATCCCGCGAGTAGCCGAGCCGCCAGCCGCCAGGTGCATCATGCCACCAAAGGCTTGGTTACTACTACTACCAGCGGATGCCGCAGCAGCCGCCCGCGCAGCACGTTCCGCAGCCGCCGCCGCACGTTCCCAGCCGGACGCAATCGCTTGGACCGGCCCCACGGCCGCGCTCATTGACGCCGCGGCTTGGCCGAACTGGCCCGCTGGATTCTGAGAGAGAACCGTTTGAAGCTGGAACAATGATGCCTGCAACCCGGGGTCAACGACAGCTTGAGCTTGCAGCGATTTGAGCTGTTGCAATTTCGTCAGAGCAACGTCAAGTTGGTTGATATCGGCTGCGAAGCCGAGCTTGCCAACTGCTGAGTTCTCCCCCTCCAGGGCCGCCTTGCCAAACTCGTTTCGTTTGGCAATAACTTCGGTGAGTTGCTCTTCCGTGATGTTTGAGCTAGCGGCAAGGGCCGTTAATTCGATCTTAAGCGCGGCCAGTTGCGCTCGCAGCCCGTCGGCGAACTCGCCGCCAAAGCCGCCGCCCTTGCCCGCCACGGAATCAATTGCGCCATCAACCTCACCCCGAACAGCTTGAAGCTGCTGACCAGCAACAGCCGCCGCATCAATCGCTCGGCGAAGCTCGGCGGCCTTATTCGCGACTGATTCCATCGCGGCCGAAAGCTGATCCATCGTCGTGATTTCACGCTTCACGATTCCTTCAAGTGCGGTGACGGCACTTTCAGAGTCGAGCGTAGCCGCGATCTGATCTGGTGAGAACGCCTTATTGAGCGCCTGTGAGGCTTGACGGGCGTTGTCTATGATCCGTTTGTTTGCAGCGTTTGCTACTTCTGTTTTCTGCTGCTGAGTTTCGGCGAAGCTCTGAAGCTCTGCCGCATTAGCGGCTTCCAATGCTTTCAGCCCTTTGTTGCGATTCGCGTTGACCTGCTCATTTAGCGAGTTGCCGATACTCTCGCCCGCGCCAATCGCCAGCGGGACAGCCGCCAGAGCGCCCAGCGCTCGGCTTAGACCGACGCCGGCTAGCTTTGCCGTGCCAAGTTGAACGCCAAGTGCGGCGACGGCAGCACCGAAACCGATGATGACCGGCGTACCCCGCTCAATAACTGTGACCAAGGTATCCGTGCCGCCGGTGAAGTCGATCGCTTGCTTGCTTGCAGACAACAACCCTTGCCCCAAGTTTACCACAAACGCGTTGGAGAGCCGATTGATGCTGGCCCGCACAACCTCAGCGTCCGTGGCGGTCGCCTGTAGGAACTTCTCATTCGCAAAGCCACGACCGACGGCCGTCATCTCGGCAATGGCCGAACTGACCGAGCGAAGATCGTCACCAAGCAAACTAGATGCACCGGACAAACCACGGACGTTGGGGAACAGCGCGGCCATTTGCGCCGCGCTGCCGCCCGTGGAATCGGCGAGCGCCTTCAGCGTACCGGCAAGCCCCAATGTCTTGATAGCCGATTCACCGGAAGCAAAGCCAAGACCCTGAAGAGTCTTGGCCATCGCTTCCGACGGCTTGAGCAACGCCGACGTGATTGCCCGTACTTGCGTCAGAGCCTCGCTCGTCTTCGAGCCGCGAATCGTGATGGCGGCGAGCGCACCCGTCACTTCTTCGAGCGACAAGCCTAGATCGGCCGCAATGGAGCCGACACGGCCGAAGCTGTTGGCAAGCTCGCCGGCCTGGACACGGCCTAAGTCAATCGTCTTGAAGAATACCGAAGAGATTCTGTCAGCTTGGCTGGCGTCTAGGTTGTAGGACTTCAGGGCACCGGAGAGCAGGTCCACCGAATCGGTCAACGAACTGTTCGTGGCTCTGGCGAGCTTGGCGGCAGTCGCGGTGAACTTAAGCGACTCCCCAGCATCGCCGATCTGGTTGGAGATCGACTGATACAGACCTTCAGCGGCTTCCAAAAGGGGGATATTGAAGTCATCCGAAAGCTTGCGAACTGCATCGCCAAGCTGCGAGAACGATTGGCCACCGTCATTAATCGTGGTGATGCGGGCAATGACTGCTTGGAAGTCGGCAGCCTCCCCCGCTGTTGCCTTGAAGGCGTTGCGTAGGGTACTCAGACCACGAACGATCGCTTGCGTGAAGACGATACGCGACAGCAGCCCCAGTGACGTTGTCAGCCTTTGGGTCTGAGCAACCATCGCCGGAACTTGGGACTTGAATGCGGCACCGGCTTGGGTTATTCCCTGGCCTGCTTTGTTGAATGCACCAAAAGCCCGGGTGCTTTGGCCAAGCCGGTTTTCGAATCGCTGCATCGTGCCATCTAGGCGTTGAAGCTCTTGAATTGCTTGCCCGGCATCGAAGCCGAGCTTCTGAATAATTTCGGACATTAGTATTTCCTTTTCTAGCTAGTAAAGCTAGGGTCTAGTTCTGTATCATTCACGCTGAGGGCTTCGATGAACAACTTCGTTAAGTCTTCCGCGAAACGATGAACCGTAGCAACACCTATCATGCGATCGCCACGGATGGCCGCCGCCTGCCGCATTTTTCCCCATCGTGGCTATCGTGCTGCAAGGCTTGGAGTGCAGGACCGGCGTCAAAGCCGAGTACCTGCTTGATTTCATCTGGCATTATTTAACTCGGATTAGCTTCAGCTTGTAGATGGGCTCCGGCAACCGCACGCCGGAAGCAACTCGAAGGAAGGCAGCCTGGCCGCGATCTTGGAAGCGGTACGGGCCAGGGTTTAGCAGGCGGGAGAAGAGTTTTTCGTCGGGCGTGATGTTCGCGTTGTTGAACTCGTTGTAAATCAGATGCGTCAGTCGCGTGCTGTACTCGAAGTGGTACTTGCCGCTCTGAGGGTCCGACACGAACTCGCCCTTGCTTTGGGCGAGGCCGATCGACTCGCCGCTGAAAGGGGCGTTCGACGCCTTGCTGATCGGGAGGGAGTAACCGATCTGACGAGCCAGATGGAGGAAGGTGGCGGCAGACGCCCCGCTCCATTGCGGGATCGTCTTCGCCGTTTCTTCCAGCCACTCGAAGGCAGCCCTGGTTAGTAGTTCCAACAGCTCGCTGTGGAGCTGTGCGCGGAACTTAGCGAGATCGACACGAGGCGCAACGAAGGTGCCAGTAAACTTCATTGGTGCCTCACAAGGTCGGGCCAGCGGGACTAACGGCGGCGTCCTCGCCGCTTGTTAGTCCTCGTTGCGGGTGCAGGTGGCTTCGATGCCCCTGTTAGAGAATCCCCGCCGGCTTCATCGTGGGACACGATCTGATCGAACGCGAGAATCTTTGCTTGCGTCTCGACGCCGTTGTCGTCCCACGAATCTTTAACACCGGGTGGCCTTACTCCGAGACGGGTGCAAGCTCGCCAGACGGCGTATTCACCGGTTCGGTATTTGGGGAATAGGACGCGCTTCGCGCCAGAGCCCGACCAAGTAGAAAAGACTCGCGTGCCTGGTTCAGCTTCGTTTCATCAAGGCTGTTCGCCTCCATGACGAGCTTGCCGACTCGATTGACTTCGACTTGGGTCATGCCAGCCTTTCGCAGGTCGGGCTCCCAGTTCTGCCAGGTCTTCGGGTTCTCAAGATCGACGGTGTCCCATTCGATCTCGCTCGGCTCCAAGCTCCGCGTGACCATATAGCCAACACGCTGCTTCACATGGTTGCCCATGATCTCCAAGTAGCCTGGATCGTTGGTCAGCGGAACATAGCCGTCCTTGGTCAACTTGCCGGGCGGCTTTGGCTCGGGACACCGCTTGTAGAACTCTTCCATGTCCGGCAACGCGCGGGCACGAAACACCAGAGGGCCATCCTCGCGATCGAAAATCTCGAAGACCTCGGGAGGCCCAGTTACACTCTTACCACCAATTTTCATTAGAACACTTCACCACTGAAGAGAGAAAAGAAGAGAGCGTAGTCTATTAGACCCGGCCCGCTTAGAAAGTTGTTACGATGATGGCAATGCCATCACCGCCAAAGAAGCCGTCGTTGGAGACGGTCGTGCCATTGAGGTAACCCGCCCCGGCCCCGCCGCCGCCGCCATATTTGCCGCCGGGTGCGCCGGCGGCCGAACCGCTGAATGTCGTGGCGTAACTGACCGCATTAGCGCCCCCGGCCCCGCCGCCGCCGCCGAATGCGGTTGGTATGAGCCCACCCATGAAGGCGGGGGCTGTATTACCTGGGGAAGCACTATAATGCGGCAGACTGGATGTAACTGCTGCTGCGAGAAGCCCAACGGTACGAAACGTTCGGCCACCCGCCGACGCCCCGCCATAGCCGCCGGTAGTGGAGTTGGCGTTGGACGAGTTGATACCTGCCCCACCGCCGCCGCCGCCGCCAGCATTCCGCAGGCCAGAAGTGATTTCGCTCCCATCGCCGGCTAAGCCAGTCGTGGCGCTACCAGCACCGCCGGCGGCCCCGTTCTGATTGTTGCCTGTGCCTCCGGTGCCACCCGCCCCGCCGCTCGTG